ATAGCTTTGCCTGGATGCTCCCCAGCTTGAAAAATATCCCTGTCAGGATGCCGCTGTTTACCAGAGTGAACAATGCCGTCCAGTTGATTTCAATCATTTTCCCTTAAATCCCCTATATTATTGTCCATATTGATATGTTTACCCTTCTGTTATCTGGTCTGGCTGCCCCAGATTTGCAGTGCGCTGCCCTTGTTGGTTTTGAGCTTGCAGGCCTGTAATCTGATTAAGCTGATTTTCTTTTATGGCGTCTATAAGCTTTAAACGCTGGATTTCCAAAATTTGCCTTTCACGGGATATTTGGGCTTCTAATTCTGCGCCCTTATCAATCCAAAACCTTAGGTTTGCCTTGCCTAAGCCCTTTGATGTTGCTTCAAGCCGATTAATTGCAGCGATTGCACGTTCAAAATCCCTCAATGCATCAGTATCGCTTATTTGATTAGTCCTTACTAACTCAATGTTTTCGTCATTTATTGCGGCAGCGTCTGTAAAGGCGCTTTCTGCTTGCTTAACTCTTGTTGTCTTGCCACCCAATATACCAGTTCGAATTGCATCTATGATTTCCGCACCGGAAGACAATACAGCTGGAGATGTAGCAGCAAGCCTTGCCTTGCTAAGCGGTTCTGTTTGCCTGATACCTTTTTTTAAAATTTCCAGATTGCTGAGATTTGCATCAGGGTTTTCAGCTTTAAATCTTAAATCCAATTCTTCTATTGTGGGAACGTTTGGTTCTTGAATTCTTCCAGCCAATTCGGCTGGTGATTCTGGGTTTTGCCGATTGAATTCTGCAACCCTTGCCTGGCGGGCCTGGTCCTGTGACAGCTTCCGATATTCTTTGATTGTCAATGTAGACCTTCTTCCGTCTTGAGTAATATTAACACGTGACGCCCTTGAAGAGCCAGGCTCATTGATAACTTCTATGTTTCGGGGTCCGGGGCGGGCTTGCGGCGAGATCTCCTGTGCAGGAGGCTCTTTCGCTATTGGAATCAGTTTAGACATGTCCAGCGGTGCCGCCAGGGGCTTTTTCTTTTTGAATTTGTTAGTTATTGCCCCTGCCAAATTTGCCATTATCTTCCAGCTCCGGCTTGTAAATCAGATTGCTGAATTTCGAGGCCTTGTGTGCTATCCTTTGCCTGGTCTGCTTGCAAGTTTTCCAGCAAGGATGTTGGCGGTGTAAGGCTTATTTTTAAATATAGCTGATTCCAGATTTGCTGCTCAAGGAACGTCTGATCTTTCTCAAATACCTGCTCATGCGCAGTATATTCCATCTTGCTGCCTGATTCTGTCGAGCCTGCAGCGCCAAACAAGACTAATGGCAAACCTAAAGCCCTGTAGAATTTACCATTCAAGTCTGCTCTCCACTGCATAATTATCTGGCTGATGTTTATCTGGACAACCTCATGCGTAACTGCATCGTCATCGTCAGGGATAAACATGTCCTCGCCAAGATTCCTGGCGTTGTTTATTTTTGTAACAAATGCGCTTATCTTTGCAGCGTTGTCAGTCCTGAGCTTCCAGAGAATCATAGGTATTGCCTGGTGATGCATTATCTTCTTCATGTCCATGAAATTTTCATATTCTGCCAAAATAGTTTTCTCCAGGACTTTGATGTCTGAAATTCCATGTATCTGGTCCGCAATCCTATTGTGTGCGAGATGGAAAATCTCATCAGGCTCGAACTTGCGCACGTTCTTGTTTTTGGGATTCTTAGACCTCTGCTCGTATCTTTTGAGCATGCCTTTGCTGTCACAGATTATGTTAATTGTGCCAGGGTCGAGAGGCTTTAGATTTAACAAAATACTAGTATCAGGGTCCCGTATGATTTCAGCAAAAGCATCACCCCAGATTCTTTTAGTGACTTCCATGTTGAAAAGAATATCAGAGAACGAATCCTTGCCAAAGCCTGTGATGTGGTCAAGGATTACTGCTGTTTCAGAATCAGTCTTATAGCCCTTGCCGCACACCCAGATAGCTTTCATCAGCAGGGCAGATTTCAGCTCTGGGCATTCATTAAAATAACCCCACCATTTTGCGCCATCAGGGTTCTGCCATTCTGTTTCTTCCTGGCCTGTTGCTGCATCTGTGTTGAGGGAATCAATCTCTACAGCATCAATAATATTCGTGTAATCGCTGGACAGCGCATTCCCTATATCTTTTGTTACTGCTTCTGGCATGGCTAATCTACGCTGCCAGTTTTTATAAATCTATCCTGAATGGGCAATCGAAAGCCAGGGTTCCGGTGACTGTCCTGCCATCAACATCTGTGACTGAAGTGCCAGAATCAAAATAAATCCAGCCCTGGTTACCGTTCAGTATGTTAAGCTGCATATTGAGCCGCAGTCTGTCCCCAACTATAAACTGCTTTTCTGTAAGAGAAATCCTAATGGTTTGCTTGTAATAGCCTGTTACTGACCGGTTAACCATTGTTGCTGTTCCGAGCAAGGTTTCGGTTCCAACAGCAGTTACGTGATAAATATTTACAACTGGCGTAATGCTGGCAGAGGACACACTTCGGAATAGCGCATTTACTACAGCGACACCCTTAACATAAGCTGGCTTGTTGAAAGTGATGTCAAAATCCAAGTCGATTGCAGGGCTTGCTGTGCCATTCGCACTCTTTCCTTCTTCATAGCTGGTAACGCTTTCGGGCGTGAGAAAATATTCTGCTCCTGCTGCAATGTCTGAAGCAACGCCAAAATATCTCCTGTAACCAACTCCGCTCGTGACATCAAGCCAGTCATAGGAAGCATTGACATTGTCAGCTGCCCTATAGACTATCGGGACTGGCATTATGCACCTGTCATAAAGGTTTCAACATCCTTGTCTTTGAGAAGCAGCATGCAGTTTACAAATATATCCCTCAAGACATCGAGCCTTGTTTCCATCTCTATCCTTGCGGTTCCTGTAAGGTCTGCATTTATTACCATCATGGCAGCATAGCTTGCAGCTGCGAGTTTGAGGATTCCTTTGACATCGACATTTAGGGCAGAATATGCATCAGACCAATTCTTTCTTGTAACGCAGTTGATGTAGCTCTCTGCCATTGTCATGTATCTGTTAATGTGAACTTCAGCATTGTATGTCGAGCTTGCGTTTGCGCCAACCATTGATTGGACTTCTGCAGTCGTAGCAAATATACCGGTATCAGCCATTCTTTGCTCCTAATGCTGCCTCAATTTTCCCTAAAAGCCTGAAAAGGATATGGTCTCTTATAGTGAGTGTTACAGGAATCATTTTCTTTGTGTTCTCATCCCAATATTCCTGCGCCACTAATGTGCTGCCATCTACCATCTTGTAATTATGTTTTAGCTATATTTATAAGTTGTCATTAGCGCGCCCAAATGTTCAGGGTCTTGTCTGTCATGCACCAGGCAGCCCTTACCAGCGCCTCTGTGGTATGGCTGTAAGTATGCGTCCCTGTTATCCTGATTTCGCCATTGTGATACTCATATGTGATGGATTGCAGTGAGATGCGGATTTCAGGGTCATCAAAGAGTTTTATCTGCCCTTTCTCCATCAGCTTTCTCAGATGGAAGTAAAGGACTACCTTGTCGAGCTTTTTCTTTTGCTTTTCTTCCCTGTCGAGGCTTCTTTTTGCGTTGTTGATGTCTACTACCTTATTGCTGTAGGCTGAATCTGCAAGAAGGTGATCAAAGACCCCGACACCCATTCCACCCGTATCTATGAAAATCTTTTTGTAATTGAATTTCCTGTGCTTCGATTTTATCAGCTCTATGGTTTCTGTAATCCTTGTCTTTTGCGTGGCCTGCATGTCTATCATTTCTACACGTTCCCGGTTTATCCTCTGCAGGGAGAGAATTATTGTCGAGTCTTCGCCGAGCTGGGCTATATCCACGCCAGCGAAATTATCAGCGTCCGGCCGGGAGAAGGAGGGCGTAACTGGCAGGAACGCTGCTGAAACTCCCGGCAAGACCATGCATTTTTCAATCAATTCTTTTGTGAAAAAGGAGTTTAGCTCCTGCATTTCGATACCAAGGTATTCCTGGGCGTAATCGAGCCTTGACAGCCTTGACTTTTCTTGTTTGAGGAAATCTATAGCGGAATCTTTCTGAAACTGTGTCCAGGTAGCGCAAACAGGCCTGTTTTCTGCAACCCATTCGCTGCTGACACTGAATCTCTTGAAAGAAGACCATGCGCCATCCTTATTTTTCCATACATCTGAAGCCAAGGTGCCCGGGCCCATTGGCGTTGTGAGGAAAATCTTTGCCCCGCCTGTTGTAAAGAGCATAGGAAAGACAGCAGGCCATACATCCGGCGGAATTCTGGCACACTCTTCCCCGTAAAGCCTGTGGATTGTTAAGAACCTGATTCCAATTCCGCTCTTGCCAACTGGAAGGCACCAAATCTCGCCGCCGCCAACTATCTTTATCCTTGTCTGTGTCGGCCTGTCCTTGCCCCTTTTGACAATCTTAGGGTAATTTGTCAGGAGATAATCAAGCGTCTTGTTGAACAGCGCATACGCCTGCCTTTCTGTAGGCGCAATCATAAGGACTGTGTGACTTTTGTTTTTGTTGATGTATTCACCGCAATCCATAGCGCAAATCTCGCTCTTGCCGACCTGGCGGCCGCAATAAAGAATTTTATCCCCCTCTGTTTCAAGAAAAGATTTTTGCCAGTCATCTAATTGGAGTTTCATAGTTGGTTAGGCATTACTTCTGAGGGCGGCATATAAGGGTCATGAGTTTGCACAAAACCGCATCCATAAGAGCAATAAGCATAATGCCAGGGTGAAATTCTTAAGGTTTTTTCATCGCATTTCGGGCAAATGCCAGGGTTTAGTTCGCAAGAGCATTCATCAATAGCGCAAGGTTGCGCTTTCTTCCAGTCTTCAAGCCTCTTCATCGCTTCCTCTGCGCTCTTATCCCTGCGGTCATCAAGCAGATTCTTGTATTCTTCAAGCTGCCTTGCTAATTCCTTCCAGGCAATCCCCTTGGCAGTCTGCATCTTTGCCTTTATTTCTTTTATCTTTTCTGCAAGCATTCCATCTCCTTATCTATATAA